GCTATAATATATATATTGTATCACAAAAATAGGAATTTGTCAAGCAGGTTTCATCTGCTGAGATACAATTGCTTCTTTGCTGGCGATTTCACGCTCTTTTAGCACAAGTTCAGCAACTCTAGCTCTACGTTCAAACTCTTTATCGTCTTGTTGTCCTGGTTGAATGTTAGCAGAGATTGCTCTCACCCTATCATTCTCCACTTTAAGGGGAATTGCCTGAGCTTCTGTCGTATATTTAGCTGCTCGTGCCTGACTTTCAGCTGCTTGGGCTTCCAACAGGGCAATTTGAGCCTTAGCCGTAGCCAGTTTAACCTCAATATCAGCCTGTTGCAGAGCTTGCTGCTGGGGATTTGGCTGGTTAGCTTGCTTAATTTGCTCCAAGAAGCTCTCTCGGCTAGACAAACTCATATTCTCCACCACAGCTTGCACCAACAGAGGGTACAAAGGACTGTCATTGCTCAAGGTTTGGAGAAGTTGGACAAGTTGTGTCACCTCATATTCACGCGCAATAACACCCAATGTGCTAGAAGCTACAAATTTGAAGTCTTGAGCAGGGAAACGGTCTGGGTCATACTGCATATATCTCCAAGCAGTCTTGCTAACCAGAGGCAACAAGAAGGTTTCTTGGAAATTGATAAGCGTTCTCTTATGTCTCTTGATGATGGCACCCAAAGACATGGAAATTGCACCAGCAGCTGCTTCACCATTCACGCCACCAGTGATGCCACCAGCGTCAATGGCACCAGTAGCCATCTGCACCATCTTCTGAAGCTCACCTGCTTGAGAGAAGGTGATGTTGTCAATGCTACCAAACTTGAACGGCTGCAAAATCTCAGAGGGATTGCCATTGGTGATGATGTTCTTGCCAGGACGAATCTCAAACTTAGAGCCTCGGGGCATACGTGAGCCATCAATAGCCATCATTGGATGGACAGTGAGAGCCAAGCCGTCAATGCGAGCTCTCAACTCAGCATCCAGAGCCTTCTGGCTGTTATAGCCTTTCTCACAAATACCACGACCCCAGAAACGACCAGGAACAACATCCCAAGCAAAAGCCACAACAGGGCGGTCTTGCATCATGTAGGGGTTTTCTTCAGCCTTCAAGCAGATGCCACCATTGGCAATGATGACAATAGCTTCTGTATACTCAGGCTCGTTCTTGTCTTCTTCTTCATCGGCCTTGCTATCGTCAGGCTTGTCTTGATAGTCTGACATTTGTTGTTTCAACAAGTCAGTGGGCACAAGACCGTAATACTTGGTGAGTCTCACCTTATCATCTTGGTAGAGCACCAAGTCTTGATCGGGCTCAAGGTCTTGATCAGGAGCAGCACTATCAATGTCTGCATCTTTGTATACGCCTTGCTCTTGCAAGATTTCAACCTGATGCTTAGGAACAAACTCATCAATAGCAACACCCAAAGCTTCTTCAACAGAAGATGCAGTAGGGTCAATGAGGAAGTTCTGTGGCAGCACAGGACGCAGCTTAACCACTGTGCGAGGCTTAACCATAACACCAACAGCCAAAGCAGCACCGTCTAGGATGGGCTGAGAAGCTGGCTTGATGTCGTTAATCTCTTCCAACACAAGCTCACCACAACCTGTACCATACACGGCTGAGTTGATTAAGATTTCAGAGATGGCTCGTCTCACCTTAGTGAAATGAAACTCTTCTTCAAGAAGCTTTCGTGTTAGTTCTACATCACGGTTGTCCTGATCACGCATATCGTCATGCATGTCAAACCACTTACCACGACCAAAGGTGGCTTCTTCAACCTCAGCAACAGAGCTCTCTACGGCTTGTTGAAGAGCAGGGCTAATGAGCTTACTACGCTCGCTTTCTCTGGTTTTATCAGCAGCACTCCACTGACCTCTCCAGAGACGGTAATATTCCTCAAAGCGTTCTTTGTAGTTGCCTTCATAATGGTCACGCCATTTCTCAACCTTCTCCATCACCCAGCCAGCAAGGGGGTCACTCTTAAAGGTTTCTTCTTCAAAGCTCATTGCTTCTCCTTAGTAGCCGCTTATAGCGTCCATTGGTTCAAAATCGTCTTCTTCCCACTCAAGAGCATAGCTCTGCTTGTTAAGCTGTTCAATGTAGCTCAGTGAGTCGATTAAGTCATCGTGCACAAGATGGTTTGGAAACTGGAAGAGTTCATCCAAGAACTCCATGTTCCACTTGCCTTTGTTAAGGACAACCTGTCCATGCTCAAAGCGTCCTTGCAAAGCCCAAACAATCCTATCAGTTTTCTTTTTGTTTCCATGAGAGAGTTCCTCAACCCTGAAGAAGGTTTGTCTTCTACGCATAAGGTCTGACAAATAGGGCATCACTGCTTGTTTAGCAATTCCCTTCTCAATGCCTACAGCTACAGGCTCATACTTCTGTACAGCATTGAAAATCTTCTGGGCTGTTTCCTCAACACTCCATCTACCAAAAACAATGTCTTTAACATACCAACCATCTTCATTACATTTAACAATGGAGATGGCACTGTTGTCTAGCTTCTTGCTCTTGCTTGCCTTACTTTCATCAGCAAAGCCTGCCAAGTCAATAGCAATGTAAAAATCACCAGTAGAAGGTTCTTCTTCATCAATAACAACCCATTCTTCTTTAAACAACTCCCCTCCTTGAGCTTCAAAGGAGGCCATAAATTCTTGACGAAAAGCAAAGCTGCTCATGTTCTTCTTGGCAGCTTCAATCTCTTTTGGGTCTAGCAGAGGATTGTCATAGCTAGTGAAGTGCCAAGCCTTGAAGGTTTCATCCTCCTCGCTTTTGGCGTTCATAAACAGCTCATAGAAGTGATTACGACCCATTGGTGTTCCAATGAAGAGCGCATCTCCCTTCTGGTCAGCCAAAGCAGGACGCAAGATTTGCTCCCACACTTCAGGCTTCATGTCTGCATACTCATCCATCACCAGAAACTTCAGAGACACACCACGCATTGTCTCTGGTCTATCAGCCCCCTTAAGGCTAACAGTGGCTCCGTTAATGAGCTTAATCTGTAAGTTGTTCACATGACTACCAGAGATGACAGGATGGCCTACCTCCAAGAGAGTTTGCCACATAATGTCCCTTGCCTGCCCCTGTGTAGGGGCAACATAGAACACATGTCCCTTTGCTGTCTGTAAGGCATAGAACAACAAGAAATAGGCTGCTAAACGACTCTTGCCTGTACGTCTACCAGCAGCCACCACTTTAAAGCGTGTCTTGTCTTCCCAAACAGTTTGCTGCCAAGGAAGCAGCTTGATGTTGAGGCTGCTCACGTTGTTCGTTCCTTGCTCACGGAGCCCCACCAAGCATCATGTTTCTCAAGCTGTTCTGAAACAAGTCATTATTATCAGCCATCTGCTGCTCGTAACTTGTCGCTGCTAAAGCATCTCCAGAAAAAGCTTTAGGGGCTGTCTGTTTAAACCTATCCAGCATGAAGCTGTAATATTGCTGAGGCTTAATACCATTAGCATCTCTAACATCTGCTCCTGCCAAAGCCTTCTTAAACCCTCTAGCCCCTACCAGATGTGTTCCAGCCAAAATAGCTGCTTGCTCCTCGGGTGTTGTTTCTTGATTGATAAGACCAAGCTTCTGAGCATACCCAAAGTTCTTCTGGGTGTAGGCAAGCATGGCTTTCTCTTGTAGCTCAGGCGTATTAAGAAACTCTTTCTTACAACAACCCAATTCTTAGCGTTGTTCAACCCCTTGTTCTTTGTTCCTGGCTTAACAAACCCAGCCTCAATGAGAGCAGGAGCTCCAAGTTGATAACGACCAAGGTAGTTACCCTCATTCACTGCTTGGTAGTTGTCTGTGCTTTCCTTCTCAGCCAAAGCATCTCTGAACAAGTTGTAATCAAAATTCATTTGGTCTTTCTGTGAAAGAAACATCTTCTGCTTCGTCAGCTTCTCCAATGACAGTGGTGTCTCCATTAACGCCAGTGATGACAATGTTAACACTAGCCCTACCACTCTGAGCTCCATTCTTCTCAAAATAGCTGAGAGGAAGCAGCCTGTCCATAACAAGCTTCCATGCAGCACTCTGGTTCTTATGTCCATCATCCAGAGCTGCCTCATAAATTTTCTCTAACACCTTAGCACTCTTAGGACTAGCCAGCATCCTTGAGCGATATTCATTGATGATGGCTTGGTCGCCCTTGGGACGTCCTAAGTTGTTCCTATTCCCAGCCTTCTTAGCCAGCACATCAGCCTTACGTGGCCTTCCCCGCTTTGGCCTGTCGCCTGACGGCTTGTCGCTTCGCTCCTGGTTTAACAAAACTTCAGTAAGTAACTCTTGAGTCATCTATGTCCTTAGTCTCTTATGTAGTTCTGTACAACTCATAAGTAAGAATTGCTTAAGAATAATTACTCAAGCATTTATAACAATAATTAACAGCTTCCTTAGTGCTGTCTTATGTCATCCTGAGTGACATATATGTATATAGTATAGCATAAATTTTCTCTTTTGTCAAGCTGTTTCTTTTCTTTCTTATTGCTG